ATCCAGCGACGCTGAGTCGTATTGAAAGACTGGAACAAGTTCCATCTATCGATCTTGCAGAACGTCTGGCCAATTTTTTTAAGGGTGAAATCAGCGAAATGCAGATTCTTTATCCGGCACGTTTTCAATCTAGCCAAAACCAGAATGGGTTTAAACCACAGGAACAGGAGGTAAGCCGTGGGTAATCATCACTGGAAAGTGGAAAAACAGCCTGAGTGGTACGTGAAAGCTGTCAGAAAAACTATCGCAAAGTTGCCGGGTGGTTACGCTGAAGCAGCTGACTGGCTGGATGTAACAGAGAACGCATTATTTAACCGCCTTCGTGCCGATGGCGATCAGATTTTCCCGCTGGGATGGGCAATGATTTTGCAACGTGCTGGTGGAACTCACTTCATTGCTGACGCTGTGGCGCAGTCTGCAAATGGCGTCTTTGTGTCTCTTCCTGACGTCGAGGATGTGGACAACGCCGATATTAACCAGCGCCTGCTGGAAGTCATTGAACAGATCGGCAGTTATTCAAAACAGATTCGTTCAGCAATTGAAGACGGTGTAGTGGAACCGAATGAGAAGACAGCAATTAACGACGAGCTGTACCTCTCAATTTCGAAGCTGCAGGAGCATGCAGCACTGGTCTACAAAATTTTTTGCATTTCAGAAAGTAATGACGCCCGCGAGTGTGCAGCTCCGGGCGCCGTGGCGTGTCGTGACTGTGGAGAAACTAACGCATGAACAGTTTAACAACACACTACCGTCGCTCGCAACTGATTGCGCTTCCTGTACCGGGTGGAAAAGCGAAGGTGGAGTATTGCTATGCAGTGAATGTACCAGGTGACAGGGAAATTGTAACCCACAGCTTTGCAGAGTGGGCTGTGGGGGATTTCAACCGGCAGAAGGAGACAGTCCTTTGCGACAAGTTAACCGCTGGTTCAAAGATCACTACGGAGTGCCCGTCAGAGTCATTCGTTGGGAGCCGGAAACACAACGGGTTATCTACCTCCGCGAAGGCTATGAGCATGAGTGCTTCAGCCCGCTCGAACAGTTTCGTCGTAAATTCAGGGAAGTAGAGGTCGGTCATGAGCACTAAATTAACCGGCTATGTATGGGATGGTTGCGCTGCATCAGGCATGAAATTATCCAGCGTGGCAATTATGGCCCGCCTGGCTGATTTCAGTAATGACGAAGGTGTGTGCTGGCCATCAATTGAAACCATTGCCCGTCAGATTGGCGCGGGGATGAGTACCGTCAGAACGGCTATCGCACGGCTGGAAGCAGAAGGCTGGTTAACGCGTAAGGCGCGTCGCCAGGGTAACCGCAATGCGTCGAATGTTTATCAGCTTAACGTTGCGAAGCTTCAGGCAGCGGCATTTTCTCAACTGTCAGATTCTGACCCGTCAAAATCTGACGCATCAAAATCTGACGCATCAAAATCTGACGCATCAAAATCTGACGCATCAAAATCTGACCCGTCAAAATTTGATGCGTCGAAATCTGGCAAAAAAGCGGGTTTTCACCCGTCAGAATCTGGCGGGGATCCGTCAGTAAAATCAAAACATGATCCGTCAGATAAAAAACCTTCTCGTCCGGACGCTTCGCAACCGGACACGCAGACGGCTGAACAGGATTTTTTAACTCGCCATCCTGATGCGGTTGTATTCAGCCCTAAAAAGCGCCAGTGGGGGACGCAGGATGATTTGACCTGCGCACAGTGGCTCTGGAAAAAAATCATCGCCCTGTACGAGCAGGCTGCCGAATGTGACGGTGAGGTGGTTCGTCCCAAAGAACCGAACTGGACAGCCTGGGCAAACGAAATTCGCCTGATGTGTGTGCAGGATGGTCGTACTCACAAACAAATCTGCGAGATGTACAGCCGCGTCAGCCGCGATCCGTTCTGGTGCCGTAACGTGCTCAGCCCGTCGAAGCTGCGGGAAAAATGGGATGAGCTTTCTCTGCGCTTATCGCCGTCCGTCAGCACGTACACAGAAAAACGCGAAGACCCGTACTTCAAAGCCAGTTACGACAATGTGGACTACAGCCAGATCCCGGCAGGATTCAGGGGGTGAGCATGAGTCTTTTGAATGACGTTCAGAAATTCATTGAAGCCCATCCGGGCTGTACTTCCGGAGACATTGCGGATGCTTTTGCAGGTTACTCACGGCAGCGCGTTCTGCAGTCAGCAAGCAAGTTACGTCAGAGTGGGCGTGTGGCTCACCGTTGTGAAGGAGATACACACAGACATTTCCCGCGCCTGACTGAGAGAGCGCAGGATCCGGAACCACAACCAGTTCGTGAAACCAGACCTGTGCGCAATTTCTATGTCGGCACTAACGACCCGCGGGTGATTTTGTGCCTGACCCGCCAGGCGGAAGAACTGGAGTCCAGGGGCTTATACCGTCGTGCTGCAACGGTGTGGATGGCGGCATTCCGTGAAAGCCACTCCCAGCCAGAACGAAACAATTTTCTGGCGCGTCGTGAACGGTGTTTACGGAAAAGCAGTAAGCGGGCTGCATCAGGTGAAGAGTGGTATCTCTCAGGGAATTACGTGGGGGCTTAATGAGTAATAAATATTGCCAGGCGCTGGCGGAACTGCGGAACAAACCAGCCCATGAACTGAAGGAAGTGGGCGATCAGTGGCGCACGCCGGACAACATTTTCTGGGGAATTAACACTCTGTTTGGCCCGTTTGTTCTGGATCTGTTTACTGACGGTGATAACGCCAAATGTGCTGCGTATTACACGGCGGAAGACAACGCGCTGGCGCATGACTGGTCAGAACGCCTTGCGGAGCTTAAAGGTGCTGCCTTTGGTAATCCCCCATACAGCCGCGCCAGTCAGCATGAGGGGCAATACATCACCGGCATGCGTTACATCATGAAGCATGCCAGTGCCATGCGTGATAAAGGCGGGCGCTATGTTTTCCTGATCAAAGCTGCCACCAGCGAAGTGTGGTGGCCGGAAGATGCAGATCATATTGCTTTTATTCGCGGGCGTATTGGTTTTGAACTGCCTGCCTGGTTTATCCCGAAGGATGAGAAGCAGGTGCCGACAGGCGCTTTCTTCGCTGGTGCTATTGCTGTTTTCGACAAGACCTGGAAGGGACCGGCAATCAGCTACATCGGGCGCTATGAACTTGAGGCATGTGGTGAGGCCTTTCTGGCGCAGGTTCGCCAGCAGGCAGAAAAACTGGTCAGGGAGATGGCGGCATGACGACGTTAACTCAATGCCAGCAGCAGGTGCTGGATATGCTGATTTCTTATCAGAAAGAACGTGGCTTCCCGCCAACCAATCAGGAGGTGGCAACCATGCTGGGATACCGTTCAGTGAATGCAGCGGTGGAGCATCTTCGCGCACTGGAGAAAAAAGGCGTCATCACGATAAAGCGTGGCGTGGCCCGGGGCATCACGCTTCATACCGCGGTGAAGGACGACGACAGCGAGGCGGTCGGGATTATCCGCTCACTGCTTGCCGGTGAGGAAAACGCAAGGCTGCGTGCAACCCACTGGTTACATGAGAGGGGCCTGAAAGTATGAAGCTGATCCTGCCTTTTCCGCCCAGCGTGAACACGTACTGGCGACACCCCAACAAAGGGGCGTTTGCTGGTAAGAGCCTGATAAGCGCGGCGGGGCGAAAATTCCAGAGCGCGGCGTGCGCAGCAATAGTTGAGCAGTTACGTCGTCTGCCGAAACCAACGTCGGCACCTGCTTCAGTGGAGATCGTGTTGTTTCCTCCGGATAACAGGATCCGCGATCTGGACAACTATAACAAGGCGCTGTTTGACGCCCTGACCCACGCGGGGGTGTGGGAAGACGACAGTCAGGTGAAAAGAATGCTGGTGGAGTGGGGACCGGTTATCCCGGAAGGGAAGGTCGAGATCACTATCAGTAAGTACGAGAAAACGGCGGGTGCAGCTGCCTGATTAAGAGGAGAAACGAAGTATGAATAATCTGATGGTCATTGATGGTATTGAAGTTCGTCGTGATGCTTATGAGCGTTACAGCCTGAACGATCTGCATCGCGCAGCAGTAGCATCTGGTGCAAATGCCAGAACCAAGGAGCCAGGAAAGTTTCTTTCCAGCCAACAAACTATTGATCTTGTTCATGAATTAATCAACACCCAGAATTTGGGTGTTGACCCGGTGAGTGTGATTCATGGGGGAAATGAACGGGGAACGTATGTCTGTAAGGAACTGGTGTATGCCTATGCAATGTGGATCAGCCCGTCATTCCATCTGAAGGTGATCCGTACTTTCGATATGGTAACCAGCGCGCCGGAAAAGTTATCCGGACAGGCTGCTGACAAGATGCAGGCTGGCGTGATTCTGCTGGACTTTATGCGCCGGGAGTTAAATCTGTCTAACTCATCTGTGCTTGGGGCCTGTCAGAAACTCCAGGAGGCTGTTGGCTTACCGAATCTGGCACCGCGTTATGCCATTGATGCTCCTGCTGACGCGCCTGATGGCTCAAGCCGCCCCACGCTGTCACTGAGTGCACTGCTGAAGCAGTATGGTATCCGCCTGACGGCTAATCAGGCATATCACCAGATGGCGAAGCTGGGGATCGTCGAACAGCGCGAACGATACAGCCGTACAGCGATTAACAACATCAAAAAATTCTGGTCGCTGACGGCGAAAGGCTGCATGTTCGGCAAGAACATCACCAGTCCTGCAAATCCGCGCGAGACGCAGCCGCATTTCTTCGAATCCCGATTCACTGAGCTGTTAAAGCTGCTCGATACCGTTCATTGAGGTGACCGTGAGAGCACTACTGACCCCTGAAATTGCCCCGCGTATGGGGATCGTATTGTTCAGGCCTGGTTCAGAGCTGATGCCCCTGTTTATGCAGGGGCGTGTCCTGCTGGAGCCTGAGCCGGAAAGTTATTCATCTTTCGCCAGTGGCGCCGTTCCGGCGGCATCACAACCGCTGGCGGATGATCCTGCCGTTCGGGCCGTGTTCCGCAATGAGGCAGTGATCCGTCGTGCTGGTGGAGTGGAATGTCTTGAAAGCTGGTTACTTCGTGAAAAAGGCTGCCAGTGGCCTCATTCCGACTGGCACAGCGAGAACATGACCACAATGCGACACGCTCCGGGCGCAATCCGTCTGTGCTGGCACTGCGATAACCAGTTGCGCGATCAGTTCACGGAACGGCTGGAATCAATGGCAACGGATAACTGTGCCAGCTGGGTGTTGTCTGTTGTGCGTCGGGATCTCGGTTTTGATGACAGTCACGTTGTGACAATGCCGGAACTGTGCTGGTGGCTGATTCGTAATGACCTGGCGGATGCCTTACCGGAAAGTGCAGCCCGTAAGGCACTTAGATTACCGAAGCCTGTTGTGCCGTCTGTTACCCGGGAAAGTGACCTTGTGCCTTCGGTTCCTGCCACCAGCATAATCCAGGATAAAGCGAAAAAAGTGCTGGCGCTGGAAGTGGATCCGGAGTCGCCGGAGTCTTTTATGTTACGCCCAAAACGTCGCCGCTGGGTTAATGAAAAGTACACGCGCTGGGTTAAGACGCAGATGTGTGCATGTTGTGGAAAGCCTGCTGATGATCCCCACCACCTGATAGGCCACGGTCATGGCGGAATGGGTACGAAAGCGCATGACCTCTTTGTGTTGCCTTTGTGCAGAAAGCATCACGACGAGCTGCATGCGGATACCGTGGCATTTGAAGAGAAGTATGGCTCCCAACTGGAGCTGATATTTCGTTTTATCGATCGCGCGCTGGCGATTGGTGTGTTGGCCTGATTTGGTGGAGAAAGTTGATGCGTGATATTCAGATGGTTCTGGAGCGTTGGGGAGCATGGGCGGCGAGTGATAGTTCTGGAGTAGACTATTCGCCTATAGCTGCTGGGTTTAAGGGGCTTCTTCCCTACACAAGCAAAACACGTCAGGCTTGTTCAGATAGTGATGCATTAATTATTGAAGGTTGTCTTGCTCGTCTAAAGCAAAAAAAGCCAGATGAGCACTCGCTGCTTGTGGCACATTATTTATACAGAATATCCAAGCGTAAGATTGCAAAGGTGCGTGGAAAGGATGAAAAATTGGTACGCATAGAAATACAACTAGCCGAAGGATTTATTGATGGTTGCCTTTCAATGTTGGATGTTAACCTTGAAATGGACGCTTAGGGTTGCACAGGTTGGCCCCATATGAGGCCAACCTGTCACAAGTGGGGGAAGATTTTTCGTAACACTAACCAACACCTTCCGAAGGTATATAGCGAAATTATAAGGGAGGATAAGCCTAACAGTATGAATAGGAAATCAATAGGTTTGCCCGCAACAATAACATCATCTGGTAGAAACATCGCTATCAATGGAAATATACATGCGACGATGAGAGTTAACCCTGTTGAAAGTAATCGATTTACCAGAGTTGGTAACACGTTGTTTTGCTTAAGGGCATTAATTGCTCCTTCCTTATCGCTGTTTGCACTACTAAATATAGATATTGCAGCCAGAACAAAACCAAACAGGATGCCTGATATAGTCGAGAGCACCCCCGCTGTTGTGAGTACGTCAGCATGCTTCATCGGTTTAAACAGTTTTGTCGCTGCATAGGTCAACAGAATCCAGAGGACGCATTTCCAGAGAAAAGTGGCTAATTCTCTCATTGTGTCCTCCATGCTTGGTTATTAGTCTCTGCTAGCGAGCTCATACTGTGCAAGATAGTTCGCGTTATCAATTTTAGCAGATATCATCGCCGTTCTGATATCAGAATCGGATGGATAACCGCTTTTGACAATGATTGTCTTTGTACTGACCAATACTTGGTCAAGTAGACTTTTGGGCGTTCTATTGGATGGCTCGGTTACATCAATTTTTTTAATTTTTAGACCTCCAGAACCTTTTGGAAAAAGTTCAAGTAGTTCCTTAATAGCATCGGTGACAGAAGTTTTTAGATAGTTAAAACCTTGTTTTTTCGGGCGAATCCGACCTCGCATATTTAATCTTAGATGCGACCCGCCCATACCAACAACCATGTCAATAATTTCATTAGCTAAAGGGTTTTTAATCTTATAATTAGCTTTGTTAAAGTTTCTTGGAGCAGCAACTATAAGATCGAAACTACGTAGGATATTTCCGTCCTCAAGCAGTTCCTTCATGCTCTCTTGTTTCCAAATGGCTTCAAAAGTCACGCTTTTTAAATCAGTTTTGTTA